CACGAGCGTAAGCGCTGTGCTTATCGTAGTTGGCGTTAATAAGGTTTTCTAACGAGTACGACATCATGTTCTCGTTCAGACTGTGCTGAAGAATCATGGTGTCCGCATAAGGACCCGGTGGGATCTCCTCGTAGTACTTAGAAATGGAGCGAGCGTCAAACTTTACGTTGTGCCCTATCTTCAAAAGGTTGCTAAAGAAGAGAGGCTTGAGTGCCTCAAAGACTACAGAGCGTGACAACTGTGGTGGCGCTGGGCTGTAAACCGCTGGCTTGTTATAGCGAGCCTTAGCAGTAGAGTCCTGTCCGCTCTTCAAGACCTTACGGTAGCCATCAGGAGGCACTGTAGTGCCGTCACCGATCTCTTCAGGCTCTACGAGGTAGCCAAGGTTATGTCCCATTGGGATAGCCCATGAGTGACCTCGGGTGGCAAGACCTATCCAAAACACTTCATTGCGAAGTGGGTCAAGTGCCAACATACCCTTGTATTTAGATTCAATGTTTTCCCGTGCACGCTGAACGATGTCAGGGGAAGGGTTCTTTAACTTGGAAACGTGGTATTTCCAGTCGGCTTCAATGTGTTCAAGTAGGTCAGGGTGGCGCTCAAGTATTCCCCGTGTTTCAACGTCAAATACAAAACAACCCTCACGTTGAATGATGTCAATGAGTTCTTTAATTTCTTCTATAGAAGACACAACATGGGGCGCAGAGCGCCCCATGTCATGCGTGATTGGTTCAGTCACAACTAGTTTTAATCTAGTTCTTCTTCAGCAATACGTACAAGATCTTTGCGATTTGGAATTGCAATGATGTCGTTTGTGTACTTGTCGTTCAACAAAGAAACAAAACCTTCTTCGGTGATAGCAAAAAGTCCGTACTCTTCAAGGTCACGCTCACGTACCAACTGCAAGTTGGTTACGGTAGTTGTGCCTTTACCTGTCTTGGACACTGCCCAGTAATGTTTACCGAGGGGGCCTGTGCGCTCATTGTTGTTGAAGTTTTTCAACTGGTCAATGACTCGTGGTCCAATCTCAAAAGACTTCAGTACAGGCTCTTCGCCTTCGGCAAGGAGAGCAATGTTGAATGCAAAGCGACTGGAAGGTTTGTTACCTGCATTGCAAAGTGGGCAATCTTCCCCTAAGCAAACAAATGATTTCTGTCCAGTGCGCTCAATCCAATGCTGACGCCATGAGGCGAACGGAGCATCTTCAACAAACTTGATGATCTGTGGATCGTCAGTCACGGTCAAACGTGAAGCGTACGCAGAGTCAACCACTTTTGTTTGCTCTACGCCTGCCCAACCTGAGCGTACAATCTTGCGTACTTTTGCAGGTGGGATGTCTTCTTCTTCGTCGTCTTCGTCAGTGACCTGACTAGGGCTGGTAACAGTACGCTTGCGTAGCGTTGGAAGATCTTCATCTTCCTGTGCGTTCTTGCGTACTACTGGTTTTTGGAATTCTTGTTCGTCGTCTTCAAAGTCGTCAAACGTCATGGTCTTTGCTTCTTTCTTATCTTGGGTAATTGGTTTTGATGTGTTCTTTAAACTGAACCCATTTGGGTTCTCTGCTGTCTATGCAAAAGCGGTCAACAGCGTCAATCAGGAAATCTACCTGCTCAAGGCTGTAAAGCCTACGTCCTTTTGCAGGTTTTTCTCCAAAGTGCACTCCGTTGGGAGCAGGTGTGCGATACATCGCTTTAGGTATCCAACCATTGGATTCCCACATGCGTATCGTAACTGGCTTCCGCAGAAGTGCTTTTGCTAAACCACCAACAGTGAAGAAAGTTTTCTTCTCACCATTGATGGTGTAGGTCTTCGCCTTTGCACCGTTGTAACGGTCACTGGCTTCAACATATACCGACTTTTGATTAGGTCGGTTTTTGGGCGGACGAGTGCCGGGAAAGTCAGGCAAATCGCCAAACAGTTCCAACGGATCTTTCATACCTTAAATGCCCACGATTCTTTCTCTTCGTAAAAGCCCTGCACAACGGGAGCCAACTCTTTGTGCTCCCATGCAAGCGCAAGCATTTTACCTTCACTTAGGACTTCTACAACCTCTTTAACATCTTCCCAGTATCCATTTTCTTCCGCCCATTCTTTAGCAGCAGAAGTATTAAATGAACGAGAGACACGGCGCTCACGCTTTAGTTGCATGCCTTCAATCTCTACCCAGCGGTGACCTTTGTCGTCAACAACGCCGTTGGTGTCAATGTAGTCAGACAGTTCTTTCTTCATGGCGTCTTGGCGTTTAGTCAACGCTTCAATACCTTCTTTAGATTTCTTGAATTCTTCAGCAAGCCTTTTGATGTAGGCAGGATCTTGTACTGGTTGCTCTTGTCGTTTGATTACTCGTGGAGTTGTCATGTCATACCTCTGTGTTTGTTAAAAACTCGGAAAGTGACCCAAGGCTTAATTGAAAGTTACCTTGTGTGTCATAACCTTTGTCTATGAATGCTTCGTTGATTTTTCTTTTTTGCTGGAGCATTTCGTATTGCCGTTCTTCAATGCTCCCTTTCATTACGAACGAGGTAATAGTAACGTGGGGGTGTACAGATGACAACCTAATTATTCGTGCTTCTCGCTGATCCAATTTACCGGCAGACCATGGGAGGTCAAAAGAAATGAGATAGTTGGCTTGGGGAAGGTCAACTCCGTATCCTCCTGCGTCGGAAGATAAAAAGATACGACAATTTGGGTCTGTTTGAAATTGCTGTTTGGCAACGTCTCGTTCTTCTGCACCCATGCCACCCATGAAGAGGACGCTGTCCGCAATGTTTGCAGTTGCGGCTTTGATAATCCGTAGATTCTTTTTAAAGAACGAAAATAGAACCACTTTGTTATTTGGGTCTTCATTTAAAACGTCCTTAATGTAATCAATTACAGCGTCTAATTTTGGGGAAGCCGCATTGGTTGGGAGGATGCCACCTTTAATAACTTTGTCAGCATACGCACTCCCTTCATTAGAGGCTGGGTTGTTGTACAAAGACGCAGACGCACGTACCAACTCAGCGTTGTCACAAAGCATGCGGAGTACCGTGAGGCGAGCCATAATCTGCCCCTGTGCCTCATTCCCATCTTTACCGTTGTAGTGCGCCCAAAGGTCAAACCCACGACCATGCTGAGAGATGGCTTTCTGTATCTCTTGCAAAAGGTCTCTAGCAATAGTTTTGTATGCAGATGCACCCGCCCTATCAAAAGGCACAGGGATTACTTGGTTAATAACTTTGGGCAATTGGTCTGCAATGTCTTCTCTTGTTTTACGCACCATTGATTCCCCAAGGCTCTCATTAAGTTGTTTAAGGTTTCGGTAATGTTTTGGTTTCCCAAAGTGGTCACGAACAATAAAAGTACGATCAAAAATGTCAAACTTTCCAAGGATTGTTGGATCTACAAACTGCATAATAGAAAACAACTCTTCAGGTTTATTCTCTATAGGTTGCCCCGTTAGTGCAAAACGGTAATGACATTTACGACTTAAGCGTTTAATTAAACGAGACCGTTTAGCCGAAGGGGATTTGATGATAGTTGCTTCATCTATCACCATTGCGTCATATCCAATTTTTAAAAAGTACGCTTCGTCTTTAGTAAGTAATTCGGGATTAATAATTGTGTAGTGACAGTTAAGGGAAGTACGCCATAACGTCGCACGTTCTTTGGGAGTCCCGTCAATAACAACAACACGAGAGTTGTGAACTTCTTAATCTCTCGCATCCATTGATACTTAAGTGAAGATGGCACAATTACAAACACACGTTCTATTTCATTTGTGTCAAATAATGTTTCTATTGCAGACAATGTTGTAGGAGTTTTACCTGCACCCATAACCATAGCAAGAAGCATCTGCCCACGATCAACCATACGATCCTTAGCGTCTTCTTGAAAAGGATAAAGAGTTCCTACAAAAGTCATTTAAGCCACCAAGGAATAATTGATGCACCCACTACTGACTCGTAGATCTGCTCGTCAGTCATCTCACCAATGTCTTTTGCATCAGGGGCTTTGCTGTAATCCAACCAAAACATCCCACCTTTAAGACGAGGCATGTGTTTAAGGAGGGCCTTTGCTGAAGAGATACCGGCTTTGTCGTTATCCATTGCAATGATAACTCTGTCGGCAACCTCAGGAATTAAACGAAGTTGCTCTTTGCTCACAAATGCCCCAAAAGTAGCAAGGGCTTGCATGCCACTGAAGGAAGAAGCAAACCGCACAACATCCAACGGAGACTCCACAAGAACAGCAGTCTTTGAATGGAAGCGCTCAATGCCAAACAAAGTCACGCTTTTTTTAACACCAACAGGAACATTGTTAAACCAACCGTTTCCTTTCTCTTGCCATCCAAGGAGTTCTCCATCAGAAGACACAATAGGAATAACTAAGGCTTTCTTTTCATTGTTCCATTTCACACCATACGACCGCACTATGTCAGGATCTAAATTACGACGAGCAGACACCTTTGCAGGAACATTTTCAAACTTGTTGTACGCCAGCCAATCAACATCAGGTTTGTATTCAACACGTTCAGGAGATGTTAATTGACGCATGCCGGACTCCATTAACAAACGATGTGCCGTCATGGTGTCTTCAAAACTGCCAGTGAGTTCCGCAATCAAAGATGAGAGGGTGCCTTTAGCACCACATGAGAAGCAGATCCAAAGACCTGTCTCTGCGTTCATTGACCATGATGGAGAATTGTCGGCTTTACCAACACGTTTAATGTGTACAGGGCAACGCCCTACAATCTCTGCTCCACCACTTCTTGTAAGTTCTATGCCAAGGTTGGCAAGAACATCAGTAATACCAGTTGTCACTTCCGCTGTTGTCATTTGTTTCCGTATCCTCATCTATCTCGGTAAAGTCCATGTGTTCCCAGTCCCATTTGATTCGCACTTCGCCTTTAGGAGCAGAGCGAGCCAAAATGACTCGGATGATTGATTGGTTATCTATGTCAGGGTCTGATTCAACACCTAGTACAAGATCGGAGTCTTGTACAAAGGATGATGAGTACCCAATTGAATCTGATGTTACCTGCCGTGATTTCTTATTCCCCAACTTCCAAGCAAGAACTTGTGTTGTACATATAATTGGAATTTGAAATCTCTGCGCCATTCTCTTCAAAGAACGTGTGATATTAGTAAGTGCTTGTGGGCTTCCCTTTGCTTCGCCATTCTCATCGTCCATGAGGTAAACACCGTCAACAATTAAAAGCCCCGGGCGGTGTTGCTGTACTTTGCCAGCAAGTGCACTTACAGTTGTTAATGACGAAGTATCTTCCGTCATATAAAACTCGTGCATGTTGCGACGAGACTTCAATGCTTTCTCTACACGTTGCATCTCTGCTGATGACAGGTTGCCGTGCATGATGTTTTTATGGGCTACACCTGAAATCAAAGAGTCGTAACGAGCGGCTTGCTCATCAATACTCATTTCAAAAGAAACGTATAGCGGGCTGATGCCGTGGTTGTGAGCAGCGTTAGCCATGATAAGCGTAATCATTGACTTACCTTTTTTGGCTTCACCAACAAAGGTAACAAGTTGTTGTGGACGTAGTCCAGCAGTGATCCTGTCCAAACCGTAGAACCCAGTAGGCATTCCACGAAGAGCGTTAGGTGTGTTACGCATCTCTTCGTAGTTAGCAAGGCGTGCTTCCCACGAAGTAATTAAGTCAACATCACGTAGACGTGCAACAGCAACTGATGCTTTTTGTAGACCAGCACTAAGAAGTTTGTAAGCCTCATCAACGTCATTCTTTTTAAGAACAGTGACTGCTTCAGTCATTGCCTCTTGAATGTGTTGCTGTTTGTATTCTTTGTAGAGTTCATCAATGAGAGCGGCAAAAGGTTCGCTCTCTGTGTTGATTAACTTTGTGTCACCATACTCTTGTTTAAATGCACGAGCAGTAGGAACCGTTTGGTATTCGTTCCAGTAGTTGATGACCCATAGCCAAATGTCTGCCCATTCTCCATTAAAGTGATCGGGACGTATACCTGCGTTAAGTATCTCAGACATGTCTCCAGTCTGAATGACCTTGCTAACAAGAAGATGTTCTGTAGAAGCCATTAAAGCATCCATCCACGGTCGCTAGGAACTACCCGTGCTCGTAAACCAATGATCTGAGCAAGTTCATCCGTAGGTACAAGGATAGTGCGTATAGAACGATTAAAACGCAGGTCGTATTCAAGAAAGGTTGCGTCTTCATAATATGTAACTGGCACTGAAACACCTTTGCGGGAAAGCCAGCGTTCAATTGGTGCAACAGCGTCTTCTCCTAAAAAAGTGTAAACCTCACATCCAATACCTAAGCGACTGGTTGTATCAATCATTGACTTGAGGGGAAGTTCATTTGTTTTCCATCGTGGAAGGTCTTTCTCCCATTTTGGAGACTGTGATGTAAATATTTGACGAAGACTGCGGTCGGGAGGTGTAGCAAGGACACCTTCAAAGATGATGCCGTAGCCACGGGTGTCATAAGACATCAAGTCATTGCCCTGCATCTAGTCCTCCAATCCGATAGTCAATCCCAGCGGTACGCAATGGGTAGGTAGACTGACGGAGGATAGAGGCAATGCGCTGAGTAAACAACCCTCCAATTTTATCAATACGTTCTGATGACGTAAAGATCGTCGGGAGTTGAGTGTCGTAACGTGACTGAATGAGGTCAGCAGTCATCTTGATCATATAGTCAGTTACACGGTCAGCATTGAAGTTGTCAATCACAACAACGTCGTAGGTGCGCCGTGTGTACTTAAGCAAATTCTCTTCGCCGTACATCTCAGGAAGTTCGCCATCACGAGAGTCGTAGACCATCTCACAAAACATGTCGTACGTTAAGAACAAACCACTCAACTCATGTTGCTTGATTACTTCTTTAAGAGTTGCCACCGCAAGGTGTGTCTTACCTGTTCCAACATCTCCAGAAATGTAAAGACCCATGCCTTCCTCCATGTTCTGAGGCATGTTGCTTACCCACTTATGGAGGGCTTTAACAAGTGGCTGTGTAGCGGTCGTTGTTTCAAAACTATCAAAAGAGCATGAGCGATACCGTGGGGGTACCCGCAAGTTCTTTAGGCGCTCATCTAGGGGCCTATTACGCCAATACTTGGCGCTCTTCCATTCACTCATGTGTGTCTCCTGCGATTGAGGAAAAGGAAGTGTTGCTAAAGCAGACGGTCATCAACTTCAACTTCGTTATTTCCTTCTGTGGTTGTTGCTCGTTGTATTAAGTCAGCGTACTTGTCAATATCCGAAATAAACGCTCGCCATGGTGCAATGTGTGATGGGAGTGGTCTACGGGTAATTGCTTGTACGAAGAGGTCAATCATGCCACGAATCTGTGCGCTTGTAAAGTCTCTGTCGTGAAGTGTTTTAAAGTACTTCAACATCACGGGACCATTTATGTTTGCGCCAATCCTTTTCATGTCTACGGGTATTGTTTGATTAAAATATAAGAGGAGACCTGTGCGGGAATCGGGTTCGTGCTGGCGTTTTTTCTTGGAGGAGTCTTTAGGTAATTTTGGGTTCTCGGGGTCATCCCCAATTGCTGTTCCCCAATCGTCGGGAACCCTACTCATCTAGAAGTCTCCCATCAACAAAAACCCCGTCTTTCAGAAAATCTGCTTTCTTGTTTTTTTTAGTCTTGTTCTTTAGTATTGTTTGGGTGTCTGTGGAGTCACCCCCGGGGGTGTCTGTGGAGTCACCCCCCAGTGTCTGTGGAGTCACCCCTACCAGTGACTCTGGTGTCACCAGTGACTCTGGAGTCACCCCTAATTTAACCGCTGGATTATTGAAGTTTACGTAGTAACAATTCGTCAGTTGGCGGTTGTTTCTCTTACGCTCGGCTTTCTCAATAATGCCGATTTCCGCTAGGCGGTGAATAGCCCTGATGACTGTCCTCTTGTTGCATCCCATTTGGTCAGCGATGTGCTGGTAAGAGGTGGTCAGTTGCTGGGAGTCATTATCCATGTACTGTAGAAAGAATAACAAAACGGTGTTCGCAACATGGTCTCCTCCCGTGTAATCCAGCACCCATCGGGGGACTGGGAGGAAAGGTCCTGCAAAGGTCGCTTTTTTCTTTACCATTTATTCTCCTTAGACTGACTGCTTGTAGGGATGCCATGCTACAC